GTTAGATCGTTGAAATTACGTCGATTGTTAGGAATCTAATCATGGCTAAACAACTTGCCGCACTTCTCGGTGGTGGCCTCGATCTCAAAGCCTTAGCAGAGATGCTACGCAGGCAGGGCCGTGGACAAGATACTATATTGGCGCACATCACTCCGCAAGAGGCTGCACTACTAAAGTCTAGAGGTGGCGCTGGCACCATGAATCCTGAGACAGGATTGCCTGAGTTTCAGCAAGATGATTATGGTGATGATTATTCTGGTGTTGATTTAGGCGTTTATTCACAGCCGGTAAGCCAGCCGTCTATCCAGTCATCAGACATTATGCCAACGCCAGAAACGGGTGGCGAGCCAGTAACACCAACGTATGGAACAGTGGCGCAAAGATATGAAGCGCCAGTTCAAGTCCCTGAACCTAACTTCCAGCAAGCTAGTTCACCATATTTTATGGGTGAACAAATATTGCCACCATTTAGGCCTTCTCTAGTTTACGGAGATGGCATGACTGGCGCTGCTACGGAAACTTTTGATCGTGGTGTGCAGGCGCAAGCGCCTGGCCGCAGCTTTGAAGACATGCTTAAGACTGGCGCAAAGCAAGTATTAGGCACTAGAGAAGGGTTGGCTGGACTTGGCACTGCTGCCGCATTGTTTCAGGCTAGGCAGGCAGGACAGCAAGCTCGCAGAATGCAACAAGAACTATCTCAGATAGGCGCACCTAATCGCGCACTTGGTCAAGAGATGATTGCTCGCGGTCAGCGTGGTGAGTTGACGCCAGTGCAAATGCAGCAAATGGCAGCACTCGATGCAAGGCAAAAACAACAACTTTCAGATCGTCGTATAACTAGTGGTACTGCACAGCAACAACAACAAGCCCGTATGCAAGAGATGCAGCAGCGCGGTGCTCAAGACTTGATTGACCAGGGTATTAAGATTGCTGGCATTGGCGACCAGTACCAGGCCGCTGCTATTCGTGCTGGCTACGCTGCTGATCAAGCTACGCGTGACATGCTCAATACGACATTGACCAATCTATACCGCACTATCTACGGCAATGTAGCAACGCCGGAAACAACTTCTAAGACGCCGCCACCGAGAGGTTAATCATGGCACTGCAAGACGCACTTGGTACGACTGGCGACCCAATCTCACGGGCTATGGGCGCTGTGTATGGCCGAAAGCCTGCTGAGGCTCAGACGCCAGAGCAAGGTATGCAAAGCAGAATAGCGCGTGGCACGATTGCTGAAGAGCAACTTCCTGGATTGATGGAGGCTCAACGTGCAGAAGCTGAAACGTCGCAAGCGGACATTGCTGCAAAGCGCACGGGTATGGCTACGCGTGGCAAAGAGATTGGTGATGCTTTCGCTGCGAAAGAACGAGAACTTGTCGAGTCACCTGAGTATCGTCAAAAAGAGATTCCAGCATTTGAGCCAAGCGCTGCAAACCTGGAAGACATCCGAAACGTACTTGGCCTTAGCATTGTTGCTGGCTTCCTTACTGGTGGTGCTAGCAAGCGGTCAGGGATGGCTGCTATGGCAGCTCTTAACGGCGCTGTAGAAGGATTTAGGCAAGGAAGACAAGACGTTTACAAGCGTGAACTCGATGTCTTCACAAAGAATGTAGAGGCTATCAAGGAAAACAACCGGCAAACACTTGATCGATTTAATAGGGCTATGAACCTATTGCAGACAGATCGCAAAGCCGCTGAAGGTGAGTTGAAGATACTAGAGGCGGAAACGCAAAACAGTGTTGCTGCTGCCGCTATGCGTCAAGGCATGTACAAGCAGGCCAGCGAAGCACTTAACAAAGCAGTAGAAGGCTCTGATCGCGCTACACAGACTATGCTTCAACTGAAGCAACAGGCTGAAATGGCAAGAGAGCGTATGCAGTTGCAGCGTGAACTTGCACAAGATCGCATGGCGTTTCAACGTGAAATAGCCCAACTGAAACAAGAAGGGAAGATACAGTCTTTGCCTGGGCCATTAGATAAACGATTAGAAAATCTTGGCACATCCAAAGATGGTATCAACCGTATATCATCCTCAGCTAAGCCTGAATTCTTTGGCCTTTTCCCGCAAAAAGAAGTTGCAGAAACATTTTTGACGTTTGTAGATCGTGGTCTTCCTGTTGGGCAGGTGACATCACAGATAGCGCAAACATTTGGAATTAAAGCTCCTCCGATCACAAATGATACGGTCAATTTTTGGAAAGATTACCGTGAATTTGTAGCTAAGGTTAGAAATACATTGTTCGGTCAAACCTTAACCAAAGCGGAAGAAAGATCGTTTGACCAATTCACAATCAATCCAACTACAAGCGCTGAAAACGCAAGAACATATTTTGACCGTCAGATTCAAATATTAAACGATGCTGCTAATCGACAACGAAGAATAGGAAGGTCGATTGGCGTTAATGATCAGACCCTTAACGCTTATCTTGGCGAAGAAATGCCAGGTCAAGCTCAACCCCAACCGCAACCTCAAGCAATTCCGGCTGCTGCTATTGATTACTTAAAAAGAAATCCTAATGCAAAAGCTGAATTTGACGCTAAATATGGTGCTGGCGCTGCTGATCGTTACTTGTCTGGAGCAAGGTAATGGCTAATGTTTTTGATCAATTTGATGAAACATCTTCTAAAAGCAAGAATGTATTTGATCAATTTGATCAGCAGGCTAAGCCATCTACTGATGTATTGAGTCAAATACCTGGTGGCGCAACATCACCTCCTGGTACTTTTATCGATCAGGTTCCTAAAGGCCCGTCTGCATTTGAACGCGGGTTGCAAGCTCTTGCTGCCGTTCCTGTAATTGGTGGTGGTGCAAGGCTCGCACAGTCTGCGTTAGGTGCTCAACGGTTATACGGTACATCAACTGCAGGAAAAGTAGGCGGTCAATTGCTATCAGCCTTGCAGCCTAAAACAGTTGGTGAGGCGACTAAGATGGCTGGTGGTGCGTTTGCCGCTGGAACTGCTGGTGGATTAGCTGAACAAGCGGCTCAACGTCAAGGTGCTAGCCCTGTAGTAACGCAACTTGCTGGCATGGCAGGAGAGATGGTTCCTGGTTTAATTACATATCCAGTTAGTAGGGCTGTGGAACGTGCTGTTACACCTTTGATTCCATCGATGCGTCAAAGCGTTGCAGAAAGTTTGGTCAGACGTTTGCCGCAAACAGTGCGCGAAGGCGCTTTACCCGAAGTTGGCGTTACCAGGCAGCAAAGACTTGCTGGTGCTAAAGCAGAGCTTGAAGGCGGTGCGGGTACTGGTGGAGCCGTAACAGTTGGTAAGACGTTAGAAGATACGGCTAACCGTTTGGTTACTGAAATGCAAACGGCTACAGCAGATCGAGTGAAACGATTGCAACAAGACTTTGATAGCAGCATTCGTAGCATACAAGATCAAAGTGTTAAAGATGCACAGAACGCTGTTAATAGAGCGTTTCAAGCTGGCGCAAGAGTTAGGCAAAATGCTGCTGGTCAAGGCGCTCAGCGTGTGCAGGAAGCCGAGCTTATTGCAAGGCGTATCGAGCAAGAGGCTGCTGATGCGGCGCAACAAGAAGTGACGCGAGTCCGAAACCAAATTGATGATTTGGTACAACGTCGCAACGCAGCAGTAGCAGAGTCTGAGCGCGGAATGCGGGAAGCTGGGCGTGGATTCGCGCAATTTGGTGAGCGCGTTACGTTGTCTCCAATTGGTGAAGAAGCTAGAACTGCTGCTAGCACAAGGCTTGATCAACTTAAGGCAACTCGCAGGGCGCAAGTTCAATCTGATTTGGATGCTATCGACAATATTGTTGCTAGCAAGATGGGGCAAAGCGCAGGAACTGTTCCAGCGGCAGCAGACTTTGAGTCACTGATTAAAACAAAGGTTGGTGCAGGAGCGTTGCCTGGTCAAGTAGACCCACAGCGTGAGCCAATGCTCAAACGCTTGCTAGCAGATGTAACTGGCAAGCAAGAAAAGGTCAACGAAGCAGGGCAGACCTTTGTCGTTCAAACGCCTGTTTCGTTTAATTCGCTTGAAGAGATACGCAGACGACTTAGAGATCGTTCATATGGTGGCGATGAAGGATTTTCTGCTATTAGTGCAATAGAAGCTGGCGATCTGGCAAAAGGTGTGGAGGCCATGCAGCGTCAGTTTGTTGGCGATGATGTGTTTGGACGGTACTTAACGAATTACGCTCAGGCAAGTAAGCCGATCAATCAATTCAATACGCTGCAAGGCAAAGTTCTTACAGCGCAAACGCCATTTGGTGAGAGGTTTATTACTGACCCAGCACAGATACCATCAAGGTTATTTAGTTCACAAGAAAGCGTTAAGACCTTTACTGATTTGGTTGGAGGCGATCAGGCGCTAGTTAACAGCCTAGCAACTAAATACTTGAATGATCAAATGCGTGGTGGCACGGCGCAGGATGTCGCAAGAACGATTGATAGCAACCGAGATTGGCTTGCTCTAGATCAGTTCAAAGGCTTACGCGATCAACTATCTGGTTTGCAAACAAGGCTTGCACAAGCAGAGACTGGTGCTGTAAGACTGGGTGCGGCTGGCAAAGCGGCAGAGGTTGAAATTGGTCAGCTTGCAGGAAAGATCACGCAACCTCAATTAGCTCCTATACCTGCCGCCGAACAAATTCGTCGTGAAGCAGCTCAAAGCGCCGAAGAGTTATCAAGGCAAGCAGCCAAGCGTGTTACAGCATTTCTCGAACCAAGGCAAGAAGCGCTACGCCTTGCTAAAGAAAGCGCTGCGTCGAGATTGCAAAAGGAAGTTAGTGAAGCTCGTGGTCAACTTACGGGCAGAATTTCTGATATTGAAAAAGAAGCTGCGGCACAAGCCGATGAAATTAGAAAGAATCTTACATTCGGTCAAAAGAATGCAAGCGATGCTTTCTATCAGCGGTTGACAGGTACAACAAGCCAAAAAGACATTGAGGCAATGGCTGCTGCAATCAAACAAGTACCAGAGGCAACTGAAGCATTCAAGTCAGCAGTAAGAGAATCGCTATCTCGTGTACCAGAGAATAGATTAATGAATCTATTTGATAGAAATATTGAGCCAGCATTAAAAGCGTCTGGCTTATATCGTGCTGATGAGCTTGCTGAAGTAAGAGCGCTTGTTGAGGCTGTTGACATAGCTCGTAATGCGGTAGAGCGGGCTAAGATTGCTGCTAGTAAGGCAGTAGGAACAATGTCGCCAGAGGCTGCGTTTACTGATGAAATACGCAAAGAAGTTGTAAAGGCTCGTGTTGGTCAAGCAAGTGTTACAGGCATTGCGGCCTTAGCCGGTACGCTTGCTGGGTTTGGTGGACAAGGCTTGATGACTTCGTTAGGTATTCCGGCTGCTGCTGCAGGCGTGTTTGGCACTCAAGCAATACGCACAGATTATGCTGCTGCCTTGCGTCGAGCTGTTGCTGAAATTGTCTCTAATCCCGCTGAGCTTCGACGTGTGCTAGCAACGCCTGAGCCGCAACGTCCTGGCTTGCTAATGACGCTTGCAAGAAATGTACTTGCTGCAGAGACAGGTTCTCTAGTTCCTCAAGGAGAGACAAATGCCCCTTAAGAAAGGTAGCAGTCAAAAGACAATCTCGACCAATATTGGAGAGATGGTGCGGAAGTTCAAAGAAAGTGGCAAGATTGGCACAAGCCGACCTGCCAGCAAGAGAGCTGCAGTCAAGCAGGCTGCGGCCATAGCCTATTCCACAGCGCGTAAAACCAAGAGAGGTATGCGATGAACTACGATGGCATGATGAAAGCTGAAGGCAATAAAGAGATGAAGCGTCAGGAAGCGCAAGCCGCTGAAGCAGGGCGCAATGAGGTTGCAGGTTCGCTTGCAGCGCAACGTGCGCTTGGCCGCCAGCCTATGAACAAGATGCCTGAGCGCCAGCCCAAGCGCCGCATGATGCGGTGAAGCGTAAGCAATCGGGCATAAACCCTGACTTAGAGGCTGCGATAAGCAAACTCTTGGCTGAAGTCATGGCAGACCCGGAAGCAAGCCTTACCGATAAGTCGAAGATTATTGATCGAGCCTTGAAGTTAGAAGCCATACGCCTGAAAGCGAGTGATGCTGACTGGGGTAGAGGCTTTATGGATGAAGACGAAGATGAAGATAGTTAAGGTAGACTAGATAACCTTAATTAACCCCATGAGGCTGAACATGGATTCGAATCTTCTATTGAAGGTAGTACGCATTAGTTTGAAGTTAGTGGTGGCGAGGGTGTTGACAATCTTGGCGTTGTCGATGACTTTTGCCTTAGCTTGCTGGACAATGTGGGGGCCGAGTTATGAGCGGATCGCCGCATTGCTTATCTTTGCCATCACAGTGTTTTTACCATCCTTAATGAAGGAAACAAAGCATGATGACGATGACGAAAGTGGTGAGCAAACAGGTGGTGCTAAAGCCTAGCCAAGGCACGACCAAGCAAGTCACCCCAAACTTCCAGCCTAAGTTCACCAACGGTGCACCCTGCTATGGCACCATGACTGCAGCGCAGCAATGGGGGAACAAGAATGGCAGCCGTTAATCCTTTTGAGCCTGGTGGCAAGACCTATCAAGGTTCCGCAACAACCACCTCGCAAGTGGTAACGATTACACCAGACACGATTTGCAACCAATTACTGGTAGCTAATCACGCCCCTTCTGGTGCGGGCGCTCCGGTGTATTTTAGGATGTCAACAACCGATCCTGCTGTGACTGTAGCCACGCCAAGCGCGACGGCTCAGTATGCTTTGGTCAGCATTCAAGACGACATCAGAACGTACACGATACCAGGCCAATGTAGCCCAACCGTTCCTTTGTATGTGGCTATCATTGCCGAATCAGGTACGGCAGAGGCTTACTTTACGCCAGGCAACGGGAAGTCATAACATGGAAGTCTCAATGTCAGTCGTTATTCAGGCTCTCATTGGTGCTGCTGCTGGAGCCTTTGGTGCATATGTAGCGATTAGATCAGACCTGGCTGAACTCAAGGCTAAGGTGGAGCATCTGCATATGACCGCCGACAAGGCGCATACACGCATTGATCAGATTCTGAACAAGTAATGGATGACAAGACTCACGAGCTAGCAGTTCTTAAGGCGCAAGCTAGGATAAGGCTTGATGAGCTTAAAGCACAAGACTCGGCCAAAGAAGTGGCAGGCAAAGCCATTGGTGAAGATGGCCTGCTGTATATCTTCCTGATCGTACTCGTGGGCGTTGGTGCGTCATTATTCCTTGAAGGCGAAAAGATCGCCGCTGTGATGGGTCTTTTGGGTGCTTCACTTACTGCACTTATCCAAATGTTAAATGGCATCGCAGGGACTGCCGCAAAACAGGAAAAGCCAGAGTTTGAAGTTATTAAAGATTTGATCCAACGTCTTGACAAGCTAGATCGTGCTGAGCAGCCTATGCAAGTGGATGTTGAAGGCTCCAAGGTAACGGTTAAGAAAGGCGCAGATCAGATTACTGCAAAGGCATAAGCCATGTTTGACCTGCTATCAGGTGGTTTGCTTGGAAGTATCTTTGGTGGTCTGTTCAGGCTAGCACCGGAAGTGCTGAAGTTCCTCGATAAGAAGAATGAACGCCAGCATGAGCTGAACATGTTTCAGTTGCAGACCGATCTTGAGAAGATGCGCGGCACTTTTAAGATGGAGGAAAAGTATGTGGACTACAGTGTTCAGCAACTTGATACCATCAAAGCGGCCTTTGAAGAACAGAGTCAAACGGCTCAAGCAGCGGGTTGGTTTGTGGCTGGCATCTCAGCGCTGGTTCGTCCAGGCATTACTTGGGCTATCTTTGGCATGTATGCGTCAGTCAAGGCGGCTTCGCTTGTACTTGCGTTTCAAAACAATGCGCCGTGGCATGAAGTGATTGTGAAGTGTTGGGATGAAGATGACTTTGGACTCTTCACCATGATCCTTACGTTCTGGTTTGTTGGTCGCAGCATAGAGAAGTACAAGTGAATGAAGCGATTGAGCTTGCCATCAACGTACTCATCAAGCCCTTTGAAGGCTATGCTAAACGCCTTCCTAACGGCGATTGCTGTGCTTATCCTGACCCCGGTACTGGTGGCGACCCTTGGACTATTGGTTATGGTGCTACTGGTCGTGATATTAGGCAATACACTGTCTGGACAAAAGAACAAGCTGAGACTGCCCTTCAGGAACATGTCAGGCACTTCGTTTCCGGACTGGTAAGACTCTCACCGGGGCGTATAACTGTGGGCTAGGAAACTACAGAATCTCGACCTTCAAGAAACGTATCGATGCCAATGATTGGGAAGGTGCAGCAGTGGAGTGTCGCAAGTGGAACAAGGCTGCAGGCAGGGTGCTACCAGGGCTGACCAAGCGTCGAGAAGCTGAAGCATTGATGATGAGGTAAGCATGGCAAACCCGATTGCAAAGACAACGCGTGGCAAGGGAAGGCACTTTCAGTCAGTGGCTGAAGGCGGTGGCATGACAGAGGCCGGTAGGAAGGCCTATAACAGGGCTACAGGCTCTAATCTGCAAGCGCCTGCACCTAACCCTTCAACGCCAAGAGAAAAGGCTAGGAAGAAGAGTTTTTGCGCACGATCAAGATCATGGTCTGGCCCAAGAGGCAAGGCCGCTCGAAGACGCTGGAGGTGTTAGATGAAACAAGGTTTATACGCAAACATTCATGCTAAACGTGCTCGTATTGCAGCAGGTTCTGGCGAGAGAATGAGAAAGCCAGGTAGTAAAGGCTCCCCCACCGCCAAGAATTTTCGAGAATCCGCAAAGACTGCCAAAAGAAAACCCCGTCGCTAGGACGGGGAAAGGGTCGTCGGGAAGAGCCCATAGAGGAGACATGGATGAGGCTATCTGCTCGCTTGCCTCAAGCGCTTAACCTACTGGCAGATTCAGCGGAGTCACAATTCATTCTGCATCAGCGTGATCGCATCGTCAAGCCTAAAGATCACTAGACTCTCCTTGCCATCAGCCCTGCAAATCACGACAGGCACCTTCTCACCCTTGGATGAGACTTTGGCCTGTTCCATCCATTCATAGAGCGCTATCTTCCTACGACGCTTGCATTCGATCATAAACGGGCCTAGATCGATGTCTGAGCCGCCATCCCTTGCTTGCCCTAGTACACGCGTCACCTTGGTTCCTAAACGCTCTGTAAGCGCATTACAGACCTCACGCTCATAACTAGCACCTCGGTCTTTACCTAGCTTGCTCAATCGCGCTCTCCTTGTAGGATTTTCCAGGCTTCTTCCCTAACGGCATTCTCTACGGCATAGCCAAAAGCATCAGGGTCGAGCAAGGCATGAATGAACATCTCTCTGACTTTGAGTTTGTGATCAGTTCTTGCAAGCATGGTTCGTAATTCTCTAGTAAGCGCATAAAGCGTTTCCATCTTGGCCTGCATCTCTTCCCTGGTCATCTCACTCATGAAGCACCTACGCTAAACGGATTGTTGAAGAACTTGGGTTCTATCGTAATACGCGTCTTGGTGAACTTGACAGGGTTCTTAACAGGTTCTTTCGGTACTGGCTCCCAGCTAGCAAAGGTATAGAACCGTTCCGTTACGCGATTAATCCTCTCTGATCGTTTCTTGATGTATCCATCATGAAGCAGTGCGCGAATAACGTACTTGGTTGTCGGAATGCCAAGCCTGGTTTGCAGTTGAATCTCCTTAAATGTGGCTTCAGTCTTTCGTTTGGAAAGATACTTGAGCACCTTCATGTGGGATTCTGTCAGTTTTGTCATGCCATATCCTCCCGCAATGCAGCGTCCCATACCTTGTCATTAGCGCCTTTAATGACTTCTGTGGTGGTGAATCGATGCAAGCAAGCGACACAGCGTCGCCTGCGTGTCACCCAAGAGTTCGCAGGCTTCTTACCACCATACCTGCGAGTCTCTAGGATGATCGTATCGTTGTGCTCACCACGTTCGGCGCACTTAGGGCATAACATCAGAACGGCACACTGTCATCGTCTTGATAGCTCACCTCACGGCCTTGCTTTGCAGGCTGACCTGGTACGAAGTTATTCACCCTGATCGAGATCAGATCGCCATAAGCACTGCGTTTCGTCCATGCTGACAGTTTGATCACATCACCAGGCTTGTAAGCCTGATCGCAGGTGAAACTTCCTGACCAGTCTGGTGCTTTGTCAGACTTCTTCTCTTTCACGGTGAAAAGTACGCCACTGCCTTGTTGCTGTTCGTAAGCCATTATTTCCTCACTAGTTGATATTCATTAAATTTGTTTATTGCTCTCAATCTTGCCGGTAAGTTTTATCAAGTCATTAGCGTAAACAACCCCCGCATCCGTAAGCATCCAAACCAAACACTTGCTTTTTGATGGGGCTAATCTTTTAACTTTGTTGCCATCGGCGTCTCGATAAAAGGTAACCAGTCCAGCGTCTTGGCAATCCTTTCGCCTCTTCCCAATCGAGTTCTGTTGCAGCCCTGTCCGGTCAGCTAATTCGTAATCGGTTAGAGGCCCGAAGCGATGCAGCGCCAAGATAGCTATGACTCTATGTTTACTTGCCTTAAATGACGTGTCATGAGCCGCTTCATGCGAGGTCAAAGGGTCTGTAGTTCTTGCGGTAGGTGAATTAAAAGTAATCATAAATAATTCCTTTGAATGGATTCACTTGCAGTCATTCAAACACCTCGTCTTCCTCCGCCTCCAGAGTCACTACCTTTTTTGCGACAAAACCCTCGACCGCATGATCGTGACAGCGCTTCTTGAATGCAATGGCTGCAACCCCGCCAAAGTTATCGATGGTTTCGTGGTTGACCCGAAAGAGTGACGCCAATTTGGCGTTCTTCTCCTCGGTTGTCATCTTCTTCGAGTCAGCGATCTTGCCGATCAAACCAAAGAAGTTATCCTGCCACTGCATTTCATCCTGGTGAGAGCTGTAAACCTTGCTCTTATCGCCCTCTGGAACCATCAGTTTGAACTCACCTTCAGGGACTTCAGGAATCTCAGCGTGTAACACAGTAGTTTCGATAGGCGCTTTGAAAGTTGTCGCACCAGGTATGCTTTCAATTTCGCTTTCATCTAACATCCCTAAACCACAGTGTGCTAAGACAGTACGTCTAATAGCTTTAGTTACCGCCTTCATGTAGGCGTTGCTGAGTTTTTCTCCTGACAAACCTTCGGTTGGTACTGCTCCTTGATTCTCTGTAAATCTTCCATCCTTGCCAGTGACTCGCACAGATACCACATAGACACCATCAAATCGTTCTTTTGAAATGATAGAAGTGGACAGTCCGTGCACAGATGCGAGCTGTTGTGTGCATCCTGCATTTGCATACAACACCTTTTTTCCATTAAGAAGTAGTAGATGGAACGGCTGAGCTGACGAATCGAGGCCGACTTGGTGACATCTATAGTTGTAGTACCCAATAAGTTGATCTTCTTTAAGTCCACTTAAATCACCTCTCAACACTATAGATTCGATGATCGACTGATCAAGTTTTGTTGGATCGACTAGATTGCTCATTTGATTAAAAACCTCCGTGAGCCAGGTTGTTCAACGATGTAACGCTCATAGACTTCAGGCATCTCTGCTTGCAGTAGCTTTGGATCAAAACGCTTGGAGCCTTTGGCTGAGTTCCATGTTGCAAGCACCTTGCCGTCAAAGGTGATGAGTGAGCCTGCTTCTTTCATCTGCCCTTGGATAAAGCCTTGTAGCTTCTCTTCAGCCTCCTCGAACTGCTTAATCTGAGTCTTGATGGCTTTCAATTGCTGGCAGGCTTGTTCTAGTTGAGCATTAGCTAGAACCCCAGCCGAAGTGGATACTGGGAAGAGTTTTCTTGCCGCATCCACCGTAGTCGCGCTTGGAGGCTGCTTGGCCTGTATTGAGCCCCATAGCTCAGCTTCCAGTTGTATGAGCGAGTCTTTCTCAGCGTCTGATACTTCTTTGTTGATGAGTACCAGTTCTTGTCCCCCAAAGAGCACCGCAAGTACGACACGCTGTACCCGATGTACCGTAGCTTCATGAACACATTGCGCTGCGTCGGCAGCAGGCATAAGTGCAGTGTCTGCATCGTATTGATTCCTCTTAGATTGGTTGTAGTTCTTCACCTCGACCAGTGTCGTGCCATCAGCACTAATGAAGTCAAAGTGACTAGCCATCCATGAATGCTCAGGGTGATACAGCTCATAGTCAGCATCTTTGAGTTCCATCTTGAGTCTTGCACTGGCTTCCCTGCCAATGACGTCCTGCAACTTCAAACCCCATTGCACAGCCTCTATGTGTGAAATGTCTTCACGCTCTGTCTGGCCGATCTTCTCCAGGTAAACATCAGCAGCACGGCCATCAACGATCTTGCGGGCATCAGTGGCCCATATGGCTTTACGTCTTGATTCCGTATCGAAGCTAGTCACCTAAGCTCTCCTTGCTTTTGATCATTGCGTGAGCCATTCTGTAGGCCCATTGAGACAGTTCATCGTTGAAGATGTCTTGCTCATGAAAATTAGAATTAGACAAAACGCCATTCATTGCCTGACCTGCAAACCAATCAAGTAATGTCATGCCATCTTGCAGTTCTTTGGTTGTTCTATTAGATGGTCTAGGAAAAGCCAAACCTCCATTGTTTTTCATGCTGCCTCCTCATCAAAGCAAGTAGAGATGTCTTTAACAGCGTCACGGTTCTTGATGACATTGAGCATGTGCTTGAGTTCATCAACGCGATCAAACACGCGTTCAATGACCTTGACCTGATAGCTAGACATTGAGTCCCAGTCGCCTGCAAGTACGCGCTGGATGTTGGCGCTATCTTCAATGATGTGAACAGTCTTAAGCCTGATGTCATACAGATCGGACTCGATTAACTTCAAATGTTTCATGATTACCCCTTTGGTTAAGTACAGCAAGATGGATTATGACACACTAGGAACATATGTATATAGCTAGTAATCTACCGTTCGTCGGGTTGGCAAATGGTTTGCCATGTTTGCCAGATTTGCTGCTTTTTTGCCGTGTTTTTGCCGCTTGCATCAAAAGGTGTTTGCCATTAAGATCAGGTTGTCTGTGTGGAAGCGGATAGAGCTGTTTGGTATGTGCCCTGCCCTTGATTACCCCCAAGGGACTTCCACCAGGGTGCAGACCAAACAGCTTTTTTGTTTCTGACCAGACCGTACTCCGCACGATAGTAAGAGCCTTACCCGTGGCTGCGTGGAGTGAAAGCGGATAGCCGGTATGTCTTATGACTAGGGGGCAGTTCCCGAATAATCCGGTCGGCTGGTCTTATCTCGAAGCCGAGGGGTCAGGAAACTGACATCGAGATGCTGCTTGACAGCGGAGGAACCTCCCCTCTCTACCCCGTTCTTGTTTGGGGTAGGGGGGTCTTTGGGAGGAATAGGGGTCAAGCCTCTGGTTCTGCATCAGGTTCTACAGATTCTGCAACCAGATACTGCAGTTGCTCTCGGACAATGCTTATCCTTTGTTCCATGTCTTCAACATAGTCAAGGATTGCTTGCAGTTCATTGCCATGCACCATTACAAAGTCATTGACTTGTGCCAGGCTAGCAATCAGTTTCATGTTGTGGTTGCCACTCATTGATTCTTCTCCTTTAGCTTGGCTTCGATGGCGCAAGCAAAATCACCCCAGTGCTGATTTCCTGAATGGATCTCTTGTATTTCATAAGCCGTCAGCCCAACCCATTGCTTAGCTGGTTTGCTTGAAATACAAGTAACCGTATACGCTTTACCGCATTGGCACTTCCACGCCGTAGGTTCTGGCTCATGCCGCCCCACTGGCTCTTGCGGTTGTCGTAGTACGGTAATGGGGCTAGCACGGAAGTAATTAAAACCCGTACCTTTACCGGGCGATACTGCGGTCTTTTGCTTTTCCTCCAGTGCTTGGCGTATGGCTTCCTTGCGGAGTCTGCTGACATGGCCCTTGTTATAACCAGTCTTCCATGCAATTTCTGTAACCCTCAAAGATGGGTCTTTGACTAACTCTCTGACCGTATCAAATCTGTTTTCGCTCATCGCTCCCTCTCCCTCAACATGGCGTCTGCAATCATGTAAGCCTGCCTCGCGGTTGCATCAAAATAATTCCCCTGCGCCAGTGCTTGCATGGCCTTGGCTGCAAGGTAATCACGCAGGGACATACCTGGTTGGATTAAGTACGAATGTGCGACGGGAAACGCTGCCCCACCATCTGTTGGTGTCTTTGCGTTCTTGTTCTCACTCATTGCATAGCCCCCTTACTCATTGACCTAACATAGAAGTGAATCTCAATAGCTCTATGCAGCTCATGCTCATCAACGCCTGCCTGTTCGCATAGGATTGGAAGATAGGCCACATGCCTTGCCAGTTCTTCCTGCCATTTGTCGATCATTGCTTGCGTCTCAATGTCTTTTAGTTGCTTCTTACTCATGATTGGGGCTCCCGCGAGGGTGTGTAATGCGACCAGGTGCGGAATGCTTTGTGCTTTCGCATCGTCTCTGGGCATTCAGTCGAAGGTGGTTTCCATCCGTGTTCACGCCAGACTTGATCGACTGGTCGGAACCATTTATCGGGTGCAATTTGATGGTCGATTAAATCGAGCCAGGAAGGGATTTGTCTATCTTCCATGTAGGTTGACTCCAGTTAGGTAGAGAAAAGCCCGTAAAAGCCCGTTTAAGGGCTTCTAAGGGCTTCTAAGGGCATTGTGGTGGGTTAGATTAGCTTTCCGCTTAGACCCTTAGTAAGGCGATGAAGCAAAATCCTAGTTGGTGTGTACTCACTGTTAAACCAGAATGCTTCGTTGAATTCAGTTAAGAAAATCCAGCCGCCGTGGTTTTTCCGGTAGGCAATGGCATCGGTAAGGGTTTCAAATTGTCCGCATTTCATGATGGTTTTCCTATAGGTTGAAGAAGATTGCGCAGGCAAAAGCAATGCCAAAGAGTGCGGCAATGAGCCAATCGATTAGGCTTTGCTTCATGGTCTTTTGCCTGTAGCTTTGTAGTAAGTGGTGAATGCTGCACAACAAAAGCAAGCCTTACAGCCACAAATGGCTCCAGTTAAGGCGTGAGGATTGCGTAATGCTTCCAGCCCTTGGTTTTCCAAAATGCTGCGTGATTCGCGCAATTGATTGGCATAAGTTGGCTGTAAGTCGGTTACTGGTTGCATGGTGTTACCTCCGTGGTTAAGCGATGCTGATCGCATCCAATAGCCCACTGGTTGCAATGGGCTATAAGTTGAAATCATGCGGCTAGTGGCATTTGCTCTTCCGCTACTTTGGTATCAATCAAGTAATCCATTGCAGCTTGAGCCTTGCTTGCCGCCTTGATGATTGCGTTTTTGTCTTGCTTTAAGACTTTGAGCCATGATTCGATATAACTGGCGTGTTGTAGCTGACCATCAACGCCAGTTTTCATGCAAAGCATGGCAGCACCTAGTTCTGCGACGAGTTCCTCAAATGCGTATGCTTCTGAGCCGAATCGATTCATAAGCTGCCGATCAAGTCTAGACTTAGCACCGGTAGCGTGTACGCACTCATGTAGCAGTGTTGCGTGATAGTCAGCAAGTGATCGAAAGCTACTTAGTTCAGGCATTCCGATCAAATCTTTTGAAGCCTGATAGAACGCACTGCTAGCCTTTTGAACCCCACCGTCGAGAGCAAGGCGATCAACGACTGCCTGCACTCTAGAATCGATAGAGCCTTGCAGCTTCCCTGATTCCTTGCTGAAAGTAGCGCCCTCGATGTCATCAGCATTGAAAACAAAGTAATGCTTGAGCATTGGAATTGTGGCGTTTACATCATTGCCTGCATCATCTTTCTTGTTGATCGATAATTGTTTCCAGAAGATGATAGGTACACCCTTTGAGCCTTTCTTAACGCTCAGGCCTGCATCGCTAGCTTGCTTAAACGTGAGCCAAGCATTGGATCGACCAAGGCCCATCATGCCTAGCCAAAGCTGATTAAGACCACGATAAACCGTACCAGAGACCGGATTGTATGACTCGCAATCTTCATGCCAAGGCTTCACCCAAGGCGCAGTCCCTTGCTCTAGCTCGCTGATGATTCGATCAGTGATTGTTTGTGCAATATCCATGATTTACCCCTATAAAGTTAGTAAGAGAATAATCACATGCTTTGCTTATATGCTATATGTACTTTAGTATTAGATTCACACAAATACACTCTAAGATATATTCCATGCTAGAGATGTACTCTTAAGATCTTAAAAACTATATATAGGGATATAGGGTTTCCTATATATAAATATATGTGGTTAGTCCTAAGACGCATGATGTAGGGGTTGATGGAGATAATCTCTTATATCCACGCGCGTAATAGATTTATTCGATAAGGGTACAAGGGTCGGACGGTGAGCCTTTCCCCCTACGCAGTGCATGAGTAGGAACGTGCTCAAGGTCAATCGGGCAGGCATTGGCCACAACCAGCCGCGCAGATCAATCGTTGTCTGGCAATGCGAATGGGACGGGGG